CCATCGTCGCAATCAGCGCGATCGAGAACGCACGGAAGGCGCGGTCGATGCGCAAGGCTGCGATCCGCGACTACAACGCCAGCCTCGAGGACCGTCTGGTGATGACCGCCACGGCGAACGGCGCCAGATCACGCGTCTATGGGCGCGTCCGGAACTCTGACGGGGTAATTTTTAAGGGCACGCACGGGGACAAGAGCGAGCTCTACACGCTCGTCATCGCACTGGCCGGCCACGAGATCGACGCAGTCGAGAAGATCTATTTCGGCGACGTGCCAGTGGATCTGGACCCTGACGGAGTAGCCGGCGTCCCTGGCTTCTGGGTCGCGACCCCTCCGTTCCTTCAACAGCCAAAGCTCACTGGCTCGGCGACGATCAGCACCAGCGGCGGCGCTGGCTCCGTCGTTCTTCCGTATACGCCGATTCCTGAGTCGGTCACCGTCTGGCAGCCCTCGGCTGAGGGCGACATGGCGGTCGCACGAACCGTAAGCGGCACGACCGTCTCTGTCTCGGGAGTCGGAGACGGTACCTACAACGTTAGCTATCAGTACATCGCCTATTGGCCACGCGCGCACATTCGAATGTACCTGGGCAAGCCGGGCCAGAACATCGGACTCGACCTGTCGCCATCGTTCCCGGAACTGCTGACAGCGGCCGACAGGTTCGACGGAATCGCCGCCCTGGTGGTGCGCTTGCAGTACGACAGCGATGCCTTTCCGTCCGGAGTGCCCAACATCAGCGCAGTGATCCGGGGCGCCAAAGTCTACGACCCACGGACCGGCCTGACGCAATGGACGGAGAACCCGGCGCTCATCGCGAGGGACTGGGCGCTCTACCAAAACGGCGGGGGATGCCTTCCCAGTGAAATCGTCGAGTCGTCGTTCATCGCTGCGGCCAACGCGTGTGACGTCGAAACCACGTTCAACACCACCGCAGGCACGGAGACGCGGAAGCTCTACGAATGTGGCATCGTGGCCAAGCTCGACTTCAACCCGAACGAGACGTTCGAAGAAATGGTTGAGAGCATGGCCGGGAAGTGGGGTTGGTCTGGTGGCCGCCTCTCAGTCGTGGCCGGCGTCTACCGAGGGCCCGTAGCCGCGATCGATGAAACCTGGCTCACAGAGTCGGATGACATCGCAATCGTGAAGGATGCGCCTCGAACCGACGTCGTGAACGTGTTCCGCCCGACCATCGCAAGCGCCGATGGCTATGTCAACGGGGTCACCGGCCCGGTGACCGCGATCGCCTACACGGCCACCCCGCTTCCCGAGGTCCGGAGCGACGCCTACATTGCCGCGGATGGTCAGGAACTGACGCGCGAGATATCCCTGGCCGGAGTCACCCGCAACGTCCATGCGCAGCACATCTGCGGCGTGATGCTGCGCGACGCGCGCGACGGTCTGATCGTCCAGCTGCCCTGCAACATGAAAGCATGGCAGCTCGAGCTGTTCGATGTCGTCACGCTGACGCTGCCGCACTTCGGGTTCCAGGCGAAGCTGTTCGAGATCATCGGCTGGCGCTTCTCTGTGGACAAGGGCGTGATGCTGACTCTGAAAGAGACGGCCGCCAGCATTTATAACCCCGCTAGCGGGCTCAGCGTCCTGAACGCGGCAGAGAACACCACGCTACCGCTGCCTTGGAGCGTGCCGGGGGTCTTCGGCGTCTTCGCGACGAGCGGGGTTTCGATCCTGGAGGACAAGTCTCACCAGACCCGCACCAAAGTCACCTGGACTGCGGTGAACTCAGAATCCGTCCGCCAGTCCGGCCGAATCGAGATTCAGTACACAGACACCCCCAGCGCTTTCGGCCCGGATGTGGACTGGCCAAGCCGGATGGAAGAGGGCACGGCTACTTCATCGATCATCCCTGGCCTGCTGGCCGGTCACTTGTACTTCTTCCGGGTGCGGGCGATCAACACGCTCGGCGTTCGTGGTGTCTGGTCGACTCAGGTCTCACACGTCGTCGCCAACCCGCCGCCCGTCGATACCGATCAAATCGCCCCTGAAGCGGCGACAGAGATCCTGTCGGCCAGTGTGGCCTCGACGAGTTGGACGACGCCGACCGCTGACCCCCGCGGGACGCTGGTCAAGTCTCTGAGCAACGTTGTCTGCGTGAATCCGTACGACACGCCGGTGACGCTTGAGATCTCCGCCTTCACCAACGTGACCATCCCGGTCGATGGTGCCTCTGGCGCGACCCCCGGTTTCCGCTTCGACATCCTGACGACTGGGGGCGCCCGGTTGGCTGGCTTCCTCGGACAGCTCGCTTACCTCTACCCCGGGACAGGCACCACAAGCTTCCCCGTCTCGATCGTCTGGCAGTACGTCCTCGCGGCGAACTCCACGGTTGTGGTGGACTTCTTCGTGAACGGCATTGCCGCTCCGTCAGGGTCCGCGGCGAGCGCACAAAACTCCAACCTCCGCGTCGCGATGGTGAAGCGATGAGCAGCTTCACCATCTTCAGAGTGGCTGACGGCCGAATCCGGGCGCTAGTCACCTGTCCTGAGAAGGCGATCCGCCAGCAGATCGGCGATGGCGAAGAAGCGATCGAGGGGCACCCGAGTGAAGCCGGTTGCCTGTACGTCCGCCTGACTGTCGAAGGGTGGGAGTTCGACGATGGTCGCCTTCCCGACCCGCCAGAGGGGGAGGGTGCGCAGTGGGATGAGTCGACGCTGAAGTGGTCGACCCGCCCTCAGCGTGCCGAGGAAGCCCGCGCCCGGCGTCAAAACGCGCTCGCTGCCAGCGACTGGACGCAAATGCCTGATGTGGAGATGAGCGCCGCTCAGGCCGCTGCGTGGCGCGCGTACCGCAAAGCGCTGCGCGACGTCACCGACCAGCCTGGCTTCCCTGACTCAATCCAATGGCCAGAGACGCCGACAGAGCGCACAGACGAGCAAGCCAGCCACAACGAACAACTGGGGAAGAAGTGAACCAACAGACCGGAGCACATGACATGCACAACCGATCCAACGATCCCCCCATGCTGAAGGTGAACCGGGATATTCCGCTTCCCTGGCTTATCGGCGGGGCCGTCTTTCTCATCGCTCAGGCGGTGACGCTCATTGGCGGCCAGCAGCAACAGGCGAGCAACATCAAAGAGTTGACGACTGAGTTGAAGGAATTGCGGAGTGCCGCGGTTGCCGGAGGACTCAAGAACGTGGAATTCGACCTGAAGATCACCGACCACGAGCGCCGGTTGCAGACCCTGGAGCGCAAGGCCCCGCAATGAAGCTCGTCCACAACTGGCGCCGCTGCGCCCGCATGTTCTCGGTCCAGGCCTTCGCAGCGATCGGCGCCCTGCAAGCCTCCCTCGTTGCCTTTCCGGCCGAGCGCCTGCTGCAACCAGTCCCTGTAGTAAGCGCCTGGCAGATCTCTGCCGGGATGACCTGGGGCGATCTTTCTTTCGCCCTGACGATTCTTCTGGCAGTCCTGGGGGCGCTGGGTCGCCTGGTGGATCAAGGCCAGATCACGGAGCCCAAACAATGAAACAGTTCCTTCTCGTCCTGGGGTTGGCCGCGCTTTCGGCCGCCGCCCAGACCGTCGTTCCCTTCTACGAGCTGTCGCGTGACGGCGAGGTGGTGAAGGAGTACACGTCGCTTGCCTACTGCGAAGCCGGCGCCAAGGGCCTTGGCACAAAGGCGGGCGGCACCACGGTGTACGACTGCGTGCGCCGAGTGCGGGTCGTGGCACCGGTCGTCGCAGCGCCTACCCCGACGCCGACGCCGGTTCCGACACCAACGCCAACGGCCGGCGCCTGGGTTCAGGGGCAACTCGCCGCTGCTGTTCCCGCCACGGCTCGGCCGGCGCGCGGTGTGGCCGCCATCGATCCGGTCACCATGCAGGCCGTCTACCGGGTGACCGATTCCGCCGACCCGGTGTCCGGCTTCGGCCGCAACGACTACAGCCGGCGCCAGGCGTTCAATGCCAACAACACGCGGCAGCTCGTCTCATCTCTTGACGGTCACTGGCACACCTACAACGCCAACACCTTCGCGTACGAGAAGAAGCTGGCGGCCCTCGCCGGTGACGCCGAGCCGCAATGGCACCCGAGCGATCCGGACCTGCTGTACTTCCTGCCGTTCGCCGGTGTTGGTATGACGCTGCGTGAGCTCGACGTTTCGACGAACACCGCCCGCACGGTGGCCGAGTTCGGGCCGCGCCTCAAGGCCATCTGGCCGACCGCGGCCGCGGCGTGGACTCGATCGGAAGGCTCACCCTCTGCGGACGGCCGGTACTGGTGCTTCATGGTCGACAACCCGTCCTGGGCCTCGCTCGGGGTGTTCGTCTGGGACATGAGCACGAACACGATCACCGGCACCTTGCCGACCGGTGGAGATCGACCGGACCACGTGAGCATGTCGCCATCGGGTAAGTCGTGCGTGGTGTCGTGGACGAGCAGCAAGGGCACCGTGGCGTTCAGTCGCGACTTCAAGACCAGCCGCAAGGTGCACACGGTGAGCGAGCACAGCGACCTTGTGCTGATGCCTGATGGTTCGGACACGTACGTGACCGTCGACTACGGAACGAACAGCGGCGACGTCTTCATGGTCAACCTCGACACCGGAGTTCGGACTGCCCTGTTCGCCAGTTACCCCGGGGACGGGAGCTCGCGGGCCTTCCACTTCTCCGGCAAGGGCTACGGCTGCCCGGGCTGGGTGCTGGTGAGCGCGCAGCACGAGACCGCCGGCAAGGCCCTGTCGTGGATGGATCGAAAGCTGACCTTGGTGGAGATGAAAGCGGGCGGCCGAGTGCTGAACGTGGCCCACCACCGCGCCGGCTTCCCTGCGAGCGATGGCTACTTCTTCTCTCCGGTTGCTTCCATCAGTCGGGACTGCACCCGGGTTGCCTTCACGTCGACATGGGGCACCGGCGTACAGGCCGACATCAGCGCGTACCAAGTGCGCCTGCCGGCCATCAAGTGAGGCGCACATGAACTTCGAGCAAGCCTTCGCGGCGCTGATCGGGCATGAGGGCGGCTACCTGTCGCCCGAGGCGGCGCGCCGTCAGGGCGATCCTGGCGGTGAAACCAAGTTCGGGATCTCTAAGGCCGCGTACCCACAGGAGGACATCGCCGCGATGACTCTCGACCGTGCCAAGGCGATCTACCGCCGCGACTACTGGGGCCCGGCCGGCTGCGATGCGGTTCCCGAGGCGATCAAGTTCGACCTGTTCGACACCGCCGTGAACTCGGGTGTCCGATCAGCCGTGCGCCTGCTGCAAAAGGCGGTCGGCGAGGCGGAGGACGGTGCCCTCGGCCCGAAGACTCTCCAGGCGGTGCAGTCGATGCCGCCCGATCGCCTTCGCTTGCGCTTCAGCGCCTGCCGCCGCCTCTTGTGGTCGAGCCTCAGCACCTGGCCGGCCTTCGGCCGCGGCTGGACCATCCGCCAAGCCAAGAACGATCTTCTCCCCTGAAAGGACCATCATGGAACTCCTCGTCCCCCTCGCCACCTTCGCCGCCGGCATCGCTGTCGGCTTCGCTGGCTACCGCTACAGCCTGAAGCGCAACCCCGAGAAGCTCGAGGCCTGGGCCAAGTCGATCAAGGCGGCCCGCGATTCGGCCGCCAAGCGCTTTTGACCGTGAACCCGTACCTGCTGCTCGGCGGCGCGGTGGCCTGGGCCGCCAGCGTCGCTGGCGCCTTCTTCTACGGCCAGGGCATCGGCGAAGACCGCGAGACTGCCACCCGGGCCCGTGAGGATCAGGTGGCCGCGATCGCCACCGAAGCCGCCGCCAGCGCCGCGGCCCACGCCATCAGCAAGCTCGAGGTCAAGCACACGACGGTCCGGCAGACGCTGGAGAAGGAAGTCCATGAAAAAACCGTGTACCGCGATTGCCGCTCTGGCCATGACGCTGTGCGGGTGTTCAACTCCACCATCCCGGCCGATGCCGCAGCGAGCGCTGTCGGTGGCCAGTTGCCCCCCGCGGACGCCGCTGGTGGATGACAGTTTCGGCGCCTGGGTGCTGAAGGCTCAGGAGCTCGCCGCGCTCTATGACCGCTGCCGGGCGGCGGCCCTGGCCGGCGAGTAGAGCCGCCAGTCGGGCTACGATTGCCCGATGTGCAACCGCTACCGCCCACCCAACCCTGACGACATCCGGCACCGCTGGCTGCGGGAGCCGCAGTCCAACTTCCCGCCAGGCCCGTGGTCGGAGGTGTTCCCGCGCAAGCCCGGGCTGATCTTGCGGCCTGGCCCCACCGGCGCGCTCGAGCTGGTCGAGGCTCGCTGGCAACTGGTGCCCAGCTACCACCGCAAGCCGCTGGACCAGTTCAAGCTGTCGACGAACAACGCGCGGTGGGAGGACAAGGTCCGCACCAGCCCGACGTTCAAGCCGTCATGGGCCGCCGGCCGGCGTTGCCTCATCCCGGCCGCCTGGTTCAACGAGCCGAACTGGGAAAGCGGGAAGCATGAGCCCTGGAAGTTCGCGGCGGCCGACGGCGGTCCGATCGGACTGGCCGGCCTCTGGAACCGTTGGCACGGCCCGGCGGGCGAGGTCGTGGAGACCTACACCATGATCACCATCAACGCCGACAGCCATGAGCTGATGCGCCGCATGCACCGCCCGGAGGTCGACAAGGCCGGCAACGTCCTCCCACCCGAGCAGCAGGACAAGCGCATGGTGGTGGTCATCGACGAGGCTGACGAGGAGGTCTGGCTACGCGGCACGCCCGACGAGGCCGCCGCCGTCGTGCGCCAGTGGCCTGCGGAGAAGTTCAGCGCCGGCCCTCTGGTCACGGTGACGGAGGCGACGCCGGTCGCACTCGACCCGGCCACCGGTGAGCTGTTCTGAGGCGCCGATGTCGACCCCGAAGCCGACCACGCCCAAGGCGTTCACCTTCAGCACCGCGAACCTCGAGCACCTCGAGGCGCTCATCAAGCTGCTTGAGCGGAGTCACCGCGGCATGTCTCCGGCTGAGGTTGCGCTGATGCTCCAGTCCATGCGCCGTCTTCACGCCGGCGTGACGCGCACCGGTGAGCCGGTCGAGCCGGCGCCGTTCTGATCTACCGGCGGACCGCGAAGGGGCCCTCGCAGGCGCGGCCGCGCGCTGTCTCGCGGTCCATGTCGGCCAACGCGTCCCGCCGTGAGGCGTAGAACGCGGAGTTCGCCGCGCCGCCCGGCTCGCAGAAGCGCACCTCCCACTCCCTGACCGCCGCCGCCTGGCCGAGCGGCGTGGCCCGGTACCGCGCGTGAAGGTTGACCCGTTCGTATCGACTCATGACCTGATCCTCTGTTGAACGACAGAGGGATAGTCCCAGGGCAGGGGATCATGGGGTGAGCCAGGCGCCGCAATGTGGCTCGCGGGTCGTGCGGTATTCCGCAGGTGGATCGCCTGGCGCTACGATGGCTCAATGGACCTGTCACCTCACTGCGACCGCGCCGAATGGCTGGACCGCGCGACCATGGCGCTCGGCCGGCTGATGCCGGGCAAGTCGCCGGCCGAGATTGCCGAGATCGTGTCCGGGCACCTCTGGGAAGAGGCCTGTGACCTGTCGCCGGAGGAGGCGGCGGAGATCTACGCCTGCGAGTCGCCGCCGGAGTAGGGGCGTAAAAAAGCCCGCCGAAGCGGGCTTCTTACAAGCTGAGCGGATCAAGCCGCTTGCAGTTTGGCGTTTGCTGCCAGGTGGTTTTCCATGGCCGTGATCTGACTCGACAGGTCTTCCGCCACCTCAAGAGCTTCGGCCAGCAGAGCGGAAAGCTCGGCCGAAGTGGTCGGGCGAATCATCGCGTAGGCATTGAAGGTGAGAGTGTTCATGAGTTTCCTTTCTGGGGGTCAGAACGCGGCTTGGTTGCGTAGCGCTTCAAGCGCTTGGTTGTAGTCTTCCTGGTTCTCAGCTAGCAAAGCCAGTGCCAGCTGTTCCATACTTGTGATCTGCTTCTTGGCGTTCAAGATCTGTCGGGTCTGATCGTACGGAGCGTCAGTGTTAAGAAGAACATCCATCATGCCGCTGAGAATCTTCAGATTCATGACCATCAGCGGAACATCCGGGTTCGGCATGGCTTTCACGCCGTCGAAGCCGTAGTACTGGTGCTGCTTAAGGACTCTATTCGAGTCTTCAAAGACCTTGCTCCACAGCAGTTCGACCTGTTTAGCCTGCTCTTCGTTCCACACGATCGACAATTTGTCCGCCTGACGTTCAGCCAAGCCAGCAATTGTAGCATCCGCCCCGTTCATTCATGTCCCTTCTTGTTCTTGGGTTCGCCTACATTGTCACCCGGACAGGCCGCAAGCCAACGGAATGTTACGCCCGTTCACTGCTGTTCTGTCGGAATTTCACACCATTTGGCGGAAACCGCGCCCCCTACATCAGCGAGCCCGGGATGTGATCCCCGCGCAGGCTCCGGCACCACCACGCTTGCGGGTTCATGGCCGACGTCTTCCCGTAGGCCACGTACTGCCGGCCGCGGAGCATGAAGTTGTCGCCCTTCATCGGGCCAATCTGCACCTCGATCATCGGCTGCAGGATGTGGTCGCGGGCGTAGTGCTCCCCCGCGTGCAAATAGGCCACGCCGTCGGCGGTGATGGTGAGATTGCCCACGCGGCGCTTGGCCTCGGCGACCTCCTGGGGCGTGAGCTTCATCCCCGTGGCGCGGAGTTCGACGACTTCGACAAGCATACTGGGATTCTATCCAGTGCCGTCGCTGGGAAGAATTTTGGGAAGAATTCGGGGAATGGAGGGGGATTGGAGGGGTGGGGCAACGCCTCGTGCCCGGTAAGGCTCCCCGCCGTTACCCCTCAATTCCCCCTCGTGTTGGTTCGAGTCCAATCGCGCCTACCAATTTGATGGGCCCTGTCTACCTCGGTAGACGGGGCCTCTTCGTTTCTGGGGCCGCCTTCCGTGGGAAGAATTTGGGAAGAATTCGCCCCCTGCGCCGCCGCCAGCTTCGCCCGGGCCCGGCCGTTGTCGTTTTGCGGCAACCACCGCGCGTAGACCTCCAGCAGCATCTTGACCGAGTGCCCGAGCTGGGCGGCAATGTACGCGGGCGGCACCTCGCCCATGAGCGCGGCCGTGGCGAACGTGTGGCGCGTGCAATACGGCCGGCGCCAACGGATGCCGAGTCGCTTCAGGGCAGGGCGCCAGTAGTGGTCACGCTGGCTGCGCTCGTCGTGCCACGGACGGCCCGTCACCGGGTTCTGGAAGATGTCCGCCGCGGTGTCGTCGTCGTCCTCCCGCTCGGTGCGTTTCATCTTCGTGACCGGCGCCATTACGGCCAATGCCTCGAGCGCCATCGGCACCAAGTCAACGTCGCGAACCGTGTGCGTCTTGGAGCCTTCCCGCTCTGAACCTCGGAACGTCCGGACGCGCTGCACGCGGGCCAGCTGCCGCTCGGTGTCGATGTCGGACCAGCGGAGGGCGATGATCTCCTCCGGCCGCATGCCGGTGGCGAAGGCGAACATGAAGTAGGCGACGATGGCTGCCGGGTAGTGCTTCCGCATGTCCGCCAGGATCCGCTCGCGCTCCTCCAGCGACAGCGGATCGGGCAGCTTGCGCACCACCTTCATGTTGCTGATCCCGGCCAGCGGGTTGGCCAGCGCCTTGGCGCCGCGGTACTCAAGCTCGAGAGCACCGCGCAGCACGATCAGGTAGTTGTTGTGCGTCTTGGGCGAAGGCCAGTCGAACCCGCCGATCTTGGCCGCCAGGAACTTGTGGTCGACGTCCTCCAGGGGCGTGTCGGCCCCCAGCAGGCCTTTCCAGAACCTGGCCGCGGTTGCGTACTGATCCCGGGTCGAGGGCGACAGCCGGCCCTTCGATTCCAGCAGGGCATCCAGCAGCCCGCCCAGCGTCGGCCGGGCGGCTGCCACCCGCGCCGCGTGCTTCGACTCGGGGAAGTAGACCTCCCACTCGAACACGCCGGCCGCAATCGCGCGCTTCACCTCCGCCGCGTGCCGGTGGGCGAACTTCACGTTCGCCGCCGTGGGCGGCAGGGCCTTGCCATTCAGCCGGAGGAGTTCCTTGTAGGTGACGCCAGCCAGCGTGAACGACAGGCGGATCGACGTCTCGCGGATCTCTACGCCAGTTCCGGTGCGGCCCATTGGGCATAGCCTTTCGTGCTGATGAGGACATGGCCGTCCGGGGCCCGGACGAACTCGCGGCCCTGAAGCCAGACGCCGCGCTCGATCTTGCGCCGGATCGCCTTCTCGCTGTAGCCGCTGATCCTGGCGAACAGTTCGATGGTGACGAAGGGTGCGGGCGCCACGCCGTGGGTGCGATCCGGCGGGGTCACGGCCCGGCGTGCCGGGCGCTCGATGGTGTTGTTCATGGCGTGATCCTCTTGAACTCCACCACCCACACCCATGGATTGGCCTCCCAGGTGCCGGCGCCGTTGAGCGCCTCCCACAGTGCCTCGTACCACTTGCGCGGGTCGGCGCCGACGCGCATGTTCGGAAACGGGCAGCCCTCGGCCATCGCGTCGCCGCGGCTGACGTCCTGCAACCGCTCGACGCGGACGCCGGTCACTTCCAGGGTGATGCGGCTGGCAGCCCGGGGCATGTGGATGCTCGGCTTCCAGCGCAAGGCATGCTCGGGAACATGGTCCGGGTCGTCGTCAGGGCCGATGCCGAAACCGGCGTGGTCGGCGGCGTAGTGGTAGCCCTGCCATGCGTCGTAGCGCGTCCAGGTCTCGCGCACCCACAGCCGGTCGCCAGGCTGGCCAAACGGGCACGGTACTGCGAAGTCCAGCAGCGAGCCACCGTCGAAGGCCCAATGATGCGGTCGCGGGTCCGGGCAGTGGTACGTGCAGAAGCTGCGCGTTGCCGCCGGTGGCTGCACCCGAAGCTGCCGCCGCGTCTGCGTCTTCGCACCGGCGAGCAGCGCGCGCACCATGCTGCCGGCAAACAGGATCGGTCGTTCCTTGATACTCATTCGGTTCTCCAGTCTCTCAGCCGCCGGCAGGGGCGGTGCGGCGAATATCGTGCGGGTGGCAGTTCAGGACGCATCCCTTCCAGTCGCCCTCGTCAAACAGAACGTCGAAGTTGGCGCTGTCGTTGTGGCCGACGATGAACCCGTGGCGGCCGTCCACCGTGACATGGTCGCCGCAGCGGAGGTAGGGCATTCCCCGGTATCGCGCGGTGCGAAGGAACGCCTCGGAGGTCTGCGCTGGCCCCAGCTTGCGCGCCCGGATGTCGGTGAACTTCACGTCAGGCCAGCAGTCGCGGACGTCGCGCAGGTACTCGGCCTTTGCTTGGCCGGCCGTGAGTGCGTTCACCACGGTGCCGTAGTTCGTGCTGCCGGCCCATACGTTGAATGCTTGAACGCTCATCCTCGTGTCTCCTTAGCAAGCCTGGCCAGCTCATCGCTGCCGGGGTATTCGTCAACCGGAACGTCTCCGGCGGTTTGGTCGTCATCTCGTTCGCGCTGCCAGGTGCGCTCGGGCGGCTCCTGGCGGGGTGGGCGGGGGCGGGTCATACTGCGGGCCTCAACAACGGGAGAGAGATGTGGATGTCTTGAAGCAGATGGCGAAGAACCGCGACGCGTACGCAAAGGCAGTGCTGGAGCACAACCAGGCATGGGCGGCAGTCGCTGCGGAGCTCGGGCCTGACCACTCGAACGCACCCACGGACCCGGTTTGGGATCGATGGATTGCTGCCAAGACCGAACTCAACGTGCTTGACGCAGAAGCCTCGGCGCTGATTAACCGCTTCAACGGACGCTGACATCAGGCCGCCTCCTTGAGGGCTTCTATCAAGTCCCGCGGCACCGGCGGGCACACCGCGTTGCCGATGAGGAAGTTCGCCTCGGCCTCGTTGTCCGGCAGCTGGTAGTCGGCCGGGAGGCCCATGGCCAGCTTCGCCTCGTGCCTGGACAGCATCCGCATGCGGTCGCCGTCGACCACCGCCCAGCGGGCCTTGGTCGTGAGGGTCCCGAGGGGGCGCCCGATGCTCCGGCCGGTGGCGCCGCTGCCGCTGCCGTAGAACGGGGCGACGAACCGCTCGCCGAAGGCCGCGCGGCCGGCAGCTACCCGGGCCAGGGTGGCGCGCGAGCGGCCGGGCTTCTCCACCGGTGACCAGCGCCCGGCGCTGAAGTCGATTACCGTGGCGGCCGGCGCATGCTCGCGCAGCGGAAGCCGGAGCTCGACCGGGTGCTTCGACCTGGTGGCCACGATGAACAGCCGGCGGCGATGCTGCGGCACGCCGTGGTCGGCTGCGTCGAGCACCATCGGCGCCAGTGCATAGCCGAGCGCGTGCATCGCCGCGCACCATGCGGGGTAGAGCGTCCACTCGGCGAACTCGGGCACGTTTTCGATCATGGCCGCGGCGGGCCGGTGCACCTCGGCGCAGGTCACCACTGCCCAAGCAGTCGAGCGGAGCGCGTCATGGTGCGGGCGCTCGGCGCCGCGGGCCCGGCTGTGGCCTTGGCAGGCCGGCGAGGCGAGCAGCAGGTCATGCGCCGGCGCGTCGCGGAAGTCGAACTGCTGGAGGTCCTGGCAGGCATGCGCGGTGCCCGGGTGGTTCGCGGCGTGCCACTTGACCGCGGTGGGCCAGTGGTTTGCGGCCCAGACCACCTCGGCACCGGCCATGCGCGCACCGGTCGAGAAGCCGCCGGCGCCGGCGAACAGGTCGATCGCCCTCATGCCTGCACCCCCAGCGCCACCAACGCCTGCCAGGCGAGCTCGACGGCCGGGCTGATGTATCGGCCCTGTCCTGAGTCCTTGCGCATGGTGCTGTAGCCCTTGGATTCGGCCCACTGCTCGAAGCGTTCGCGCATCACTTGCCCTCCTGCTTGCGGGCCGCGGGCCAGGTGTTGTTGCGGAGGTTCTCCGCCATCTCCTGCTCGGCCATCTTCACGGCCAGCGCCACGGCTTCGTCCTTGTCGGCCTCACGAACCGCCGGGGAGTTGACGATGTTCACCCACTGGCTATCGAACAGTCGCCGATCGGCGTCCTCGTTCGGCGTAAGGTGGGCGGCGAGGGCGTTAAGCACATACTCAATTTGTTCATGAGCCATGGCGACGTTCGCGGCACTCACACGCCCCGCCCCGTCGCACGTAGAAAGCGCGATGTGGGCGGCCATCAAGCATTCCCGAGGGTTGGTCTCCACCAACACATCCGGCGCAGCCACTGCCTGGGGTGCAGGGTTGGCGGCGTTCGCGTATCCCCACGGCTGTGGAGACGCCCTCCAGCCTTCAGGCGCGGTGTAGTGGCCGCTGGCGATCCATGCGGCGAATGCGGCCTCGCACTCGCGCGACCCGATGGGCGGGAAAACGCCCCGCGTGGTCCACCACCATTCAAAGTGCACGCGCATCTGCTCGATGGTCAGATGGTCAGCCGGCGCGGCCACTGCCTGCCGAACCACATGCCGCGCGTCGGGATTGCTGGATGGTTGTGAGGCTGCTGCGAGGACTGCACGGCCATAGGCCAGGACCATGCCCCAATGCTCCGACGTCGTGAGCAGCGGCCGCAGCGGTTCCGCGAGGTCGAGCAGCACGTCAGGCGTCAGCACCTCCCCCTGGTGGTCGCGCAGTGTGTCGATGGCGGCCATCACCGGGGCCAGTCGTTGTGTTGGCGGCGAGCACACAGCCTCAACCACCAGCCGCTTGATTTCAGCCGCGAGGGCTTCTCGTTCGGTGTTCATTTGGTGGTGTCCTTCAGCGTCAGGCCATTTTTCTTAACGAGGGCTTCGACAGCAGCCTCGATAAGGTCCGCGTACGATGCGTCGTCGAGGTCGTGCCACTTGCGCCATAAGTCGCCGACTTCCTCATCCGTCAGGCGCTGGGCGAATATGGTTTGGGGTGCGGTGTAGAGGGGCGTGCCGGACGGCAACGAAAGCAGATAGGCGTGCTGCGCTTCGTTGGTCGCCATGTCGGCCACCTCGCCATCGTGGTGGAGCAGCGCCACCGGCTCACCCTTCTCCTGTTGCGCAGAGGGTGGGGCGGCCAGTGCTTGCGACAGGCGATCCATCTCGTCCATGAACTCGCGCGTTGCGCCGAACTTCGCCCATGCGTCAACGACACGGGCGGCCGCGTGCGCCACCGGCTCACTCTTCGCAGCGGCTGGCGCTTGCTGGGCGGCGAGGCCAACGCGCGTGTTCCACTTCTCGATGGCCTCAGGGTCTTGTCCTTCCTCGGTGTAGTCGGTGGCGATGTAACAGCCGCCGCAGTACACCCGCGTCTTCTCCACCTCGTCATGGGACCAGAGGGATTCATCGCGCATACGGCTGATGTGCGGCTCAGCCCCACAGAAGGGGCACGGCAACAGCTTCGCGCGGTCTTGTTCGGTGGTCATGCTTGTTCCTTCGATTGGGTGAGGGCGGCGTCCACGAATGCAACATCGTGATCCGCCGCATTGAGGAAGCGCCGCGCGTACTTCAACGCAGCCTCCAGCACCTCAACGCGAGCCCGCTCCTTGTCACGCTCTTGTCTTGCCGCATCACGTTCAGCCTGAGATGCGTAGGTCAGGTCAACCCACAGTTGCGCTTCGGCCTCTCGTGCTTCCAGGTGGGCGCGGAGGGCGGCTCTTTTAACGTCCCGCTGCTTTGCATGCCGCTCCCACAGGCGGTCGAAAAGCCCTGCGGCTCCGGCATCCCACGCGGAGTCCGCTACGGCATCCGCCAGCTCCATCGCCTTGTCAACGAACTCGCTCATGCGGCACTCCCGGTGGCCTTGGCGATGGCGGCGCGGGCGAATCGAACGAGCGCCGATTCTTCTGGATCGTCGTCCTGGTCGTACACGTACCCAAGCGTGCGAACGTGATCCTCAAGCAAGTCTTGCAGCGCCTCCAGCAACTCGGGCGCGGCGGCGATCAGGCGGGCATCTGCCTCGTCGATACAGCCGCTGACGCTCATGTACCGCCCTTCCGACCAGCCCGGACCGATCTCCGCATGCGTGGTCACGCAACCAGCTGAGTCGGTCACCGTGCGCAGGTTGAGCGGCCACGGCCCCGGCGTGTGTTTCTCGTTGCTCATCAGGTTCTCTCCGTAGTGGGGGCGGCGAACCGCACATGGAACAGGCGCGACCGGTCCGATTGGTACGCCTCGCCACCGGTGCGGTCGGCGGCGCGCTGGGCCAGGGTGCGTGTCGGGTACGCCAGCGGTAGGCCGGCACGGCACAGGTGCGGCACGCCGTCCCAGGCGCGCGCGATGGACTCAAGGCGCTTGAGCTGGGCGCGGCTCATGCGAACGCCTCCTCGGTCGAGATGACGTTGTTCTGCGCCATGAACGCCTGCGTGTACTCGATCAGGCTGGCGCCGCGTGCCTTGCTCATCGCGGCCGTGCTCTCGCGCACGTTGATGAACTCACCTTCAAGGCCCGGCACGATCTCGGGCTGCTCGTTCGTAGCGACGGCATGGCCGCTCACGAGTAGCACCTTCCACTCAGCCGCGCTCCGGCGCTTGCCCGCCCAGGTCAGGCCGGCCCGAGCGATGTCGGCGCACAAGGCGTGGAACTTGGCGTTCTGGTCGAGCGAGCGGACCCGAGGCTGGATGACCACCCCATACCCCTCCGGGGCATCAGCGACCGCGGCCATGGCCCGGCGCCGCGCCTCGGCGTGCACCAGGTGGAAGATCTGCTTGTCGCTCACGCTGCCTCCTGCTGCGGTGCAGGGCCGGCCAGGGCCTTGAGCTTGTCTTCCTCGGCGCGCTCAGCGGCGGCCAGGCGCTTGATCGCCGAGCGCAGGGCCGAGTGCGGCTTCAGGACGCCCCACAAGGCCAGCTTCTCGTCGGTGTCGTCGATGAAGCTCACAGCCTCGTACGCCCCGAACTCGTCGCCCTCGTTGAACTTCTGGAGGGCTTCACCGGCCACGGCGCGGATGACCTTGGCGCGCTCCGGCGTCAGCCCGAAGTTGCGCTTGTCCTCGACCGGCGAGTTGTCGATGGGCGGCAGGCCCTCGTCCGCCTCGGTGTTGAGGTGGTGGATTGCCGTGTCCAGGCGCTCCGTCTTCGGCCAAAGCTTGTACGCGCGCTTGACGACGGTCTTCTTCATCATCTCGCCCTCGTC